TCTGAAGGACAGCGTCGCGGTCGCCGAACGAATGTACGGCAACGCTGCCAAATGGCAGGAAAAGGGCGCCTATTTCAAGTTCACGACCGGCGCCCGGCTTTACATGGCCTACCTCGAAAACGAGGGCGATGCCGAGCACTATCAGGGCTGGTCGCTGACCCGCGTCTATGTCGAGGAGCTGACCCAGTTTTCCTCCCCGGCGCCGATCATGCGGCTGTTGGCGACGCTGCGCTCGACCGCCGGGATCAAGTGTCAGATGCGCTGCACCTGCAACCCCGGCGGCCCCGGCCATCTCTGGGTCAAGCAATGGGCCGTCGATCACGGTCCGTATAAGGTCGTCACCGACGATGAAACCGGGCTCCAGCGGACCTTTATCCCGGCGCTGCTGACTGACAATCCGGCGCTGCTGGAGGCCGACCCGAACTACATCAACCGCTTGAAGGCGGTCGGCTCGCCGCAGCTCGTCAAGGCGTGGCTCGAAGGCGATTGGTCGATCATCGAGGGCGCCTTTTTCGAGGAGTGGAGCGCCGCCCGCCACGTCATGGAGCCGTTCATTCTGCCGTGGCACTGGACCCGCTTTCGGGCCGCGGACTGGGGCTCCGCCCGGCCGTTCTCGGTCGGCTGGTATGTGGTGGTGCAGGACGATTTCATCCACGCCGGCCGGCGCCTGCCGCGCCATGCCATCATCCGCTACCGGGAATGGTACGGCTGGAACGGCAAGGAGCCGAACATCGGCTTGAAGCTGACCGCCGAGCAGGTCGCGGCCGGCATCGTTTCACGTGAAACGGCAGCGAGTGGAAGGCGAGAGGAGATCAACTACGGGGTCATGGACCCATCCGCCTTCAATGTGGTCAGCGGTCCGTCGATCGGCGAAACCATGGCGCGCAATGGGGTGATTTTCCGCCGCGCCGACAACACCAGGGTGACCCGCGATCGGCGCATGGGCGGCTGGGATCAGGTCCGCGCCAGGCTCAAGGGCGACGCCGATGGCGACCCGATGCTGTTCGTGTTTTCAACCTGTCGGAATTTGATCCGCACATTGCCGGTTATGCAACACGATGACAACAACCCCGAAGATTTGAACTCAGATATGGAAGATCATGCATGCGACGAGCTCCGTTACGCCTGCATGTCTCGACCGTTCCGCGCGACCGTGGTAACCCAAGCAGATCGTAATCCCCTGCTGATTGCCAACGTCTTCAGGCACCACGAGTTGGGGGGTTAGACCATTGCCGGCACCGTTGCAGCCTGATCAGGATCCTCGCCAGATCCTCGCTGCGATCATGCGCCAGAGCCCGCTGATGCAGGGCGGCGGCTCTCCTATGCCGGGCTTTAATGGCCGCCAATCGACCAATGTCGACATCGCCACGCCCGAGCAGCAGCAGGCGCCGACGCTGGCCGAGCTGACGCAGCAATTTGTCACGCCGGAAGGCCATCGCTATCCGACCCCTTACGTCTCCAACTGGGACGCTCTCCACAAGCGCCATCTGATGGATCCGACGCCGGTCGCGCGGCAGGACCCCGAAGCATTTGCCACTGATGTGCCGGAAGTGCTGTCGCGGCAGATCCCTGTGCCTGGGGCGCCTGAGATGGGCTTTGTTCAGAACCCCGGGACGTTTATCTCGTCGCAGAACAAAAACCGCCAACTGATCGGCAATGCCGATCCGGCTCAATTGCCGCTGACGCCCGGTTCGACCTCGGCATTCTCCGGCAATGTGCTGCCGGTGACCAATCCGCCTGAGACGGTCTTCAGGCCCGGGTTGCGCTATGCGCCCTGGAACTTGAGGAACGGCTGATGGCGCGCGATCCCGAGATCGACACTCCGAACGTGCCGGAAGTGCAGTCGGCCACGGCCGGCAAGCCCGACCAGCAGGACATCCGCCTGCTCGACAAGGGCAGCCCCAAGCCGGACGAGTATGGCGGGGTCGAGGAGGTCGATCGCGCCTATTGGATCGGCTGCTTGGACGACGCTGAGCGCGCCGAGGCCAATTGGCGGCAGCGCGGCCGGGAAATCATCCAGATCTACCGCAACGACGGCAACGTCGGCAAAAAGGGCAGGCTTGCTGACGGCCCCGTTTCATTCAACGTTTTGTTTGCAAACACGGAGGTCATGTTACCGGCGATCTATTCGAAACCGCCGGCTCCGGTCGTTCGCTCGCGCTTCACCAAAGTCAGTCAGCCGATGGCGCCGCCGCCGGGACTTCTTCCCCCCGGCGTGGCGCCGCCCGGCGCACCGATGTTGCCGCCCGGCCCCGGTGCGCCCGCTCCAGGCATGTTGCCTCCCGAGGGTGGGGTGCCGCCTGGAGCGCCTATTGAACCGCCAGGATTGCCGCCGGAACCGCTTCCCATGGCGGGACCGCCGGCAATGGGGCCCCCGCCGGTTCCGCCAATGCCCGGCGGGGAGTTCCCTCCCGATCCGATGGCGCCGCCACCGCCGCCGCCGTTCGATCCCGGCCCACCACCGCCGCCGACCCCGTTCGGGGCGATCCCCGGGGCGCCGCCGCCGCCGATGCCCGGGCTGCCGCAGGCCGCCCCCAACCGGCCGCCGCAAGACGTGATCGAAACCGCCGCCAGCGTCATGGAAAAGGCGCTGGAAGTGGTGGTCGAGGACGAGCATTCGAGCGAGGCCGTCAAGATGGCGGTCAAGGACGTGCTTTTGCCGGGCCGGGGCGTCTGCCGGGTGCGGTGGAAGCCGATCATGGAGGACAAGCCCGTCACCGCCGGCGACGGCGCCACGCCGCTCCCCGAGGGCGGTGTACCGGGTGCGCCGCCGCCCACCGAGCCGGTCAAAGTGTGGGAGAGCGTCGGCGACGAATATGTCTACTGGGAGGATCTGCTCGTCGATCCGGTGCGGCAGGCGGCCGATACCGAATGGGTGGCCTTCCGCCACCTGTTCACCGAAAAGCAGCTTGAGGCTGAGTTTGAAGGCTCGCCGCAATACGAGCTGATGCGCGAAAAGGGCAGGCTCGGCGACCTCTACAAATGGACGGAAGAGAGCGCAGCAAAGAGTGCGGTCGGCGGCGGCTCGCCGATGAAGAGCGCCGAGAAGCTCGGCGACCACATCAAGAAAGCGATGGTCTGGGAGATCTGGTCGCGCAGAACCCGCGAGATCATTTGGTTCATCCGCGAGACGACCGGCGTCGTGCTGCGCGTCGATCCCGACAGCCTCAGCCTGGAGGGCTTTTTTCCAATCCCGGTGCCGATGCTGGCTATCCGCACCTCAGACACGCGGATCCCGCGCGCCTTCTTTGACCTCTATGCGCGGTTGGCGGCCGACCTCGATGAGACATCCGAGCGGATCTCGATGCTGACCAAGCAAATCAAGGTCAGGGGCGGCTATAACTCAGCCTCCCGTGAGATCGCCGGCATCCTGCGCGCCGACGACGGCAAGATGATCCCTGTCGATGGCGTGGATATGCTGACCGGCGGACTGCAATCGCACATCTGGCTGGTGCCGATCGATGTTTGGATGCAGGCGCTCGACAAGCTTTACCTCGCGCGTGAACAGCAAAAGCAGGCGATTTACGAGATCATGGGGATCTCGGACATCATGCGCGGTGCCACCAAGGCCAGCGAGACGGCCACGGCCCAGCGCATCAAGGGCTCGATGGGCGTCAATCGGCTCGATGACGCCAAGACCCAGACCGACAATTTCGTCCGCGATCTGTTGCGCCTCAAAGCTGAGGTGATTGGTCAGAATTTCTCGCCCGAGACGCTGGAGGCAATGACCGGCGAGGCGGTGACGCCCGAGGTCATGGACATCCTGCGCTCCGACTTTGGCCGGATGTGCTCGATCGATATCGAGAGTGATTCGACGGTTGCCGTCGATGAGCAGGCCGAGCAGCAGGCCATGGCGATGGTCATGCAGTCGGTGCAGGCGGTCATGCAGGGCGCGGTGGCGATGTTGCAGACCGGCCTCTTGCCGCCGCCAATGATCATGCAGCTCAGCCTAGAAATGTTGAAGATGTTCTTGCACCCGGTACGTTACAGCCGCGGCGTTGTGGAGCTGATCGATGAGTTTCAAGATCAACTCTCCGCCCAGATCGGCATGATGGCAATGATGCCACCGGGCGCCCCTCAGCCAGGAGCCCCGCCGCCCCAGGGTGGACCGGGCGGCGCGCCGATCGAGAAGCCGCCGGGAGGACCAGGGGGCCGCCCACCGGGCGCTCCGCCACCCGGCGGCCCACCGCCAGGGAACGGTGCGGCTCCTCCACCAGTTGGTGCTCCGTCAGGGCTTTTTTAAAAGGAAACAGTCCTATGGGACGTGAAGGCGAAGACGACAAGCGCGGCGGCGGCGAAGGCTCACAGCAGAAGCCTGGGCAGAAGCCCGGCGAAGGCGGCCAGGGCGGCCAGGATCGGCCCGGCCAGGGCGGCCAGCAGCCCGGCCAGGGTGGCCAGCGTTAACTGACCCGGGGGCGTGGCGGCGCCCCCATTTTTTAAGGAAGCAAAGCCATGTCCACGAAATACAGCGGCCCGAATCAGACCAAGGGCGACGTTAAGGAAAAGGACAAGTCGAACGACATCGATCCGCGCGAGCTCGATAAAGCCGGCAATGCCGGCGCTGGTGAAAAGGCCCCCGGCCAGGCCAAGGGCCACGACAAGGACAAGGCGCAGGGTGAGGCCAAGGGCCACGATAAGGCCGAGGCCAAGGTGCAGCCGCTGAAGGAGGGCGAGCATCTCCCCGGTGACTTTCGCGCGCGGGTCGAGAACACCGCAGCAGGTGATCTCAATCAAGACCCACGCACGCCTTATCCGGTCGGTAACCCCCCAGACCCGCGGGAAAGCTTCTTCCGAATGAACGGCTACTATCAAGAAGACAAAGATCAGGGGCCTGGCGGCAAGCGGACTAAGGCCGATCAACTCGACGCTGATCCCAAGACGTAAGGAGAAGACCGATGGCTTTGGCCGACCTCAACCGGGCACAGGACACGCCCCGCACGACGCTGAAATTAGCGGAGATCACACCGAAAAACTGGCATCGATACCCGCCGCGGACCGCCGCGAACACGCCGCAATGGGTGCGCCAGCAAACCGCGATCGGCGGCGTTAAAGGCGACGACATCGACACGGCCACGGCAACCCTGCTCACCGATCAGATCGCCGCCAACGGGCCGAACACGGCGGTCGATTACGGGCCGCGTACGCAGGCCGCCAAGGCCACTGCAATGGGCACGACGCTGGCCAAGGACGTGACCAGCCCGCGCGGCTGGATCGAGCCGCAGGAGCCTTACGGGCCGGCGCCGGTTTCCCCGACCGACGATCCGACGATCACCAGCTTGTCGCCGAACACCATGGTCGCCGGCTCGACGCCCACCTGGGTTAAAATCACAGGAACGAAATTCACGCCGTTCTCTCAGGTTGAGACGGGCGGTGTGATCACTCCTTATAGTAAGTACTTGTCACCGACCCGCATCGACATGCTGCAAGATCCGCGCAGCTCGGCCGGCACGGTGGTGGTCAAGGTTATCGATCACGGCGTCAAGTCAGCCGGCAGCAACTTCACTTTCACATAAGGAGGCATGGATATGGGCGATCCTGAATGGGTCTATGACCCGAACGACCCCGGAAATTCCCCTGCCTATCGGCCCCCCGAGACGACCTGGATCGAGGGCGATCATCCGACCGAAAACCCCGATGGTGTCACCAACAGCAACGTGGATTACAGCCCTAAAACGCAGGAAGAAAAAGCTGTCCTCCTGGGTGTGGAAATGGTCGATCCTGTAGAGGTAGCGCCCGAGGAGCCTTACGGCACCGACAATGATGGCGATCCGCTTAGCGAAGGCGAGGCATTGGGCATGCTGATGCGAGTGCATTCACCGATGGAGCTGGTCCCCGAGAAGGACCGGCTGACGGCGCAGGAGCGCAATCTGAGGGCTGGCGGATCGATCGGCTTTGCCGAGCTGCGCAAGCTGAGGAATGCGCTGTAGTGGGGCCACGGGATGTGGGGGTGCAGGCAGTCGCGATAGTCGACTGGCGCACCGGCAAGGCGCTGACCAATCAGCAGGCGGTGGCGCTCGGCAATCTCCAAGAGGCGGCCGAGGCGCTGCTCGATGCCATGCATTACGCGGACGGCACCATGCCCGGCGATGAAAGGTTTGGGTCGCGGCGCATGTCGCTCGCCGCCACCCAGATCGAATTAGGTCTGGAGATGGCGTTCAAGGCGGTGTTACAGCCGTGATATACATACTACGCAATGGCTCACTGGTGCCGAAAGAGAGAGCTGGTCCACCCGCCTTACGCTCTCACCTTCCGGCACCTTTTTTTGCCCGCTTTGAGGCAATGCAGAGCCCGGTAACGGGTTGCCAAATAACCTCCGAACGCCAGCGCCAGCGCGATATGACTGAGCACGGCTGTTTTGATCCGCGCGATCTAGGCGCCGGTCACCAATTTTCCAAGGGTCGCGATGTGCAGTTGAGGGAGGCACAGCGCAATGCCGATCGAGACGGGGATCAAGCCGGAACTGATGAACGGGGCGACGGAGCCGCAGGAGGCGCCGAAGAGCCTGCGTGACATCGCCGAGGCCGCCTACGACAAGGTCGAGCGTGGCGTAGATACCGACGATGGTGAGGACAGCGGATCGCAACCCATTGACGGGGACGGCCGAGCGCGCGATGCTCGCGGTCGCTTCGCGCCGAAAGGCGAGGAGCAGCCGGGAGAAGCAGCCGCCGAGCGGCCCAGCCCCACCGATACAGCAGCAAGTGCTGCGAAGCCGGTCGAGCCAGCCCCTACAGGCACTCAGCCACCACAGCACTGGTCCGAGCAGGACCGCACGATGTTCGCGCGGCAGACGCCGGAAGCTCAAAGCTTCTTGCTCAGACGCCACACGGAGATGGAGCGGGACTACACGGCCAAAACCCAGGCGAACGCGTCGGCAGTCCAATTTACCTCCGCGCTCGCGCCAGTCTTTCAGGAGCCGACCTTATCCGGCCACCTGCAACAGGCGGGAATGTCTCCCTACGATGCCATCCAGCAATGGGCTGGAATGCACCGCAGGGCGCTTAACCCAGATCCGCGCGAGCGGGTCAATCTGTTGGTCGATATGGCGCAGGGCATGGGCTTGGACCCAGCCGCAATCTTCGCCACGAGCCGGCAGAGTGGACCTGCTCTCTCAGAGGAAGAGCAGAAAAACCCTGCCATCCGTTACTTCGCCGATCACCTCGGCCGCACTTCCAGTGAAGTCCAGCAACTCCGAAACACCGTCCAAAATCTCGTCCAAGGCAGCCAACGGGCTGCCGAGCAGCAACAGCTAAAGGTCACAAGGTGGGGAATAGACAGTTTTGCCGAGGAAAAGGACGAGCAGGGCAACCCGGCTCATCCGCACTTCGACGCCTGCCTGCCGCAGATCATCGAGCTGTTCCGAGCCAATCCCAATCGGGATTTGCGCGAGGCGTATCAAACCGCGCTGTGGATGAATGGAGAAACCCGACAGGCCCAGCTCGACGCTGCCGAACGTTCCCGGCAGCAGCGGGCAGCCAACGAGCGCGCGGCGATGGCCAATCGCTCCAACGTGCGCGGGCGGACGGTTCCGGTCACCGGCAGGCAGCCGGCTGATCCGAACAGACCTCGGAGCTTGCGCGAAGTCATCGAGAGCGCGGCCGACGAAATCGGCTTCTAGAGGCACCGCTGAGGGCGGGCCTCGTATAGGAGCCCGCCATGGCCGAACCGACCGTTAACCAGCTTGTTACAACTACTATAAATGACTACCGAAAGGAGTTCGCAGATAACGTAAGTAATAGTAACGCTATACTAGCTTTGCTGCGCAAAGGCGACAGACATCGCACAGTAGAAGGTGGTAAAGCGATCGCTTGTGCTTTGAGTTATGCTGAAGAAACCTTCGCATGGTATGCCGGCACCGAGCTCTTGAGCCGGGCGGTCAAGGAGACGCTGTCCGAGGCCGACTACGAGCCGGCAAACGCCGTCGCCAGCGTTACGCTCAGCGGTCCCGACCTCGCCAAGAACCAGGGCCGCGCCGCCATTCTCAACTTGCTTCAGAGCAAGCTAGAGAATGCGGAATCGACCATGAAGAACAACATTACCAAAGCAACATACTCGGATGGGACAGTAGCCAAAAGCTTTGCCGGTCTGAAAGCTTTCATTACGGATGATGGCACCGGCATTGTTGGTGGTATTAATGCAACAACTTGGCCGTTTTGGAAAAACCAATTCCAGTCTGTCGCGCGTGCTACTGGTCTTCAATATCCTGCTTTGAAGGCTGGGCTCAATGCTTTGTGGATGAAGCTGGTTCGCGGGACAGAACATCCTGATCTGATAGTTGCGGATGCTGAAATCTATAGCACGCTGGAATCTGGAATGCAGGAAAACCAGCGTTATGCTGACGCTGATCTTGGTAAGCTTGGTTTCGAAACCTTGAAGTACAAGACTGCGGCAGTAGTATTCGATGGTGCGGCCACCGGACTTGTTGGTGGATACATGATCAATACTAAGTATCTTAAATTTGAGACTTACAAGGGTCGCAATTTTGAGATGCTGGATCTTCCCGATCAGTCTCCCGACATGGACGCAATCAGCCGGCACCTTGGTTTCATGGGGGCCCTGACTTTGAGCAATAGGGCGATGCAGGGCCGCATCCTGCTCACCGGCACCTGATCGAAAGTTGCGGCCCGCTCTCAAGCAGGGGATGGGCCGCTTCTTGGTGCAGACGGTGAGAGCTCCGCCCTGATCTCTTACCGTCTGCTCTCTCAGGGCAATCGGGGCAGGAGAATAGCATGAGCGACAATCCAACCCTTGTCCGCTTCGTGGTCGGCTTTGAGCCCGATGGCGTGGCCGACGCAGACGGCATGCCGATCTACCGCGAGGTGATCAAGATCGTGCTTTCCCGGCCGCCATATCTGGAGCACACGCGGGTCGCGACCGAAGACGATTTCGAGAACGAGGCCGACGCCTACAAGATGTTCGTGCGCGAGCAGAAGGGCCTGAAGCGCAACGAGACGGACGGCTATCCCCTGGCGCTGTGGCCGGCGATCTCGCCCTCCGATTTGCAGAACTGTCTGCACCGCGAGATCTACACGGTCGAGCAGCTCGCCAAGCTGGCGCTGGGCGGCGCCCGTAACGTGCCGCCGCCGATTGTCGAGATCGCCAAGCGGGCGAAACGGATGATCGAGTTGCAGAAGGAGACAGGTCGCCACGAGGCGCGGATCTCCGAGCTCGAAGGGCAGATCGGCGCGCTGCGCGAGCAAAACAATGAGTTCCGCGCCAAGATCGAGGGCCAGAACACGCTGATCGCCACCCTCCAGGCGAGGGCCGCCGCATGATCAACGTCAAGGATGCCGTCAACCAAGCCTCCCGCGAGATCGGCATCACGCAGTTCGACATCTCGCAGGCGGTCGGGTCGCTTGATCAGGACATCAATCAGATGACCGCGCTGCTCCAGGCGGTTGCCGACGAGCTGCTGATGGACCAGCCCTACGAGAGCGATCTGGGCGACGGCTATTGGCTGCTCGGCCAGGACGGCACCTATAAGACCAAGCCGACGCAGGATACCGATGTGATCCTGTTCAACGCGCGCTTGGCGATCAACGGGCTCAAGTTCCGTTTCCTCAAGGCCAAGGGCTTGGAGTTCGGCGAGGAGCTGCGCGATTTCACCGCCACCCTCAACAAGCTGGCGGCGAAAGCCAATGCCGAGGTCATCGATCTCAATACCGACCCGGGGCCCGTCCAATGAGGATGATGCCGTCACGGTATCTCACCAAGGCGCAGCCGGTCCTCGCCAAGAAGAAGGTCGCCGGCCAGATCCAGCATTTGCAGGCGCCGCTCAAGGGCCTGTCGCTGTCGTCGCAGCTCGTGCTCGGCGATCCGCTGAAGGCGCCGATCCTCGATAACTGGGTGGTCGAGGAGGATAAGATCCGCGTCCGCCCGGGGACCTTTCTGCGCCAGACGATCACCGGGCCGATCTCGACCATCATCCCCTATTACGGGATCCCTGACGACTACGCGCTGGCCTCGGGCTCAAAGATCTATTCCTCCGATGGCGTCGTCATAGCCAACGCCATGACACGCGACGATTGGGCCTGGACCTCGTTCTCAAATCTCGGCGATCGCGAGTACACGGTGCTGTGCAACGGCGCTGATGGCGTCTGGAGCTGGGACGGCGGCAACACCGCCGATCCGGCGACCGTGGCGGTGACCTCGCTGTCGAACACCAACCCGGTGAAATGCACGGTTGCGGCCGGCGACATTGGCAAGTTTTCCAACGGCCAGACCGTGGTGATTGCCGGCGCCACGGGAGCTTTGGCGGTCTGCAATGGTCCGCACGTTATCGGCTCGGTCGGCACGCCCGCGAACACCTTCACCCTGGTCGGCGTCAACGGCACCGCGGCCGGCGCGCCGCAGACCTCGGGCGTGACGGCCGATCCCCCGGGCAGCCTCGGCAAGGAGGCGGTGACGGCGCCGCCAGCCGAGGGCTGGATCGTCCCGAACCTGTTCGACAAGACGCTGAGCCACATGAACCGGCTGTGGTTCGCCGATAGCGCCAACCTCGCGGTCTATTACCTGCCCGTCCAGCAGAAGGCCGGGGTGGTCAGCTACCTCCCACTCAATGCCATCTTCCGGCGCGGCGGCCACATCGTCGCGATCCACAATTGGACTTTGGATGGCGGCGGGGGAATGGACGACACCCTGGCGATTTTTTCCAGCAACGGAGAATGTGCAATCTACGGTGGCACCGATCCCGATGCTGACGATTTCTCCCTGGTCGGCATCTTCAAGTTTGATTCGCCGATGTCGAAGAACAGCGTCATGAACTTTGGCGGCGACATCTACGCGCTGGTCAGCACCGGGCTAATCCCGATGTCGAGCATGCTGCGTGCCGAGGGCGAGCAGCTCGGCTCGAAAGCGGACAAAGACGTTTACACCGCCTTCCTCGATGTCTCGCGCGTCCATGCCACCGAATTCGGCTGGGGCGTCATGCTCGACTACCGGACCGGCGCCGCGATCTGCAACCTGCCGCTCGGTGGCGGCAAGTATAAGCAGATGGTCCGGTTCATGCCGAACCCGATCTGGTCGAGCTGGTCGAACCTCAATGCCCGCTGCTGGCAATGGGTCAACGGACGCTCGCTCTACGGCACCGACACCGGCAAGCTTTACGAGGTCAACAAGGACTATCTGAACGATGCCGGCGAGCCGATCACCGCCGACGTGCAATTCGCCTGGAGCCTGTTCAAGACGCCGGCCTATAAAAGCTTCAGGATGGTGCTGCCCTACGTCATCACTGATGGCACGCCGCGCCCGTTGGTCGAGATCCGCTGCGACTATGATCTGACCCCGCCGCAGAACTGGCCCGACATCTCCCTCAACGACCTCGGCGCCGCCTGGGATGTGGCCACCTGGGATGTCGATTACTGGGTGTCGCGGTCGCAGTCGATCGGCGAGTGGCAGGGCGTCAGCGGCGGCGGCCATGTCGGCGCGCCCCGGCTTAGGATCACCATCAAGGACTGTACCTTTTCGCTCGCGGCGATCGACGTGCTCTTCGAAGCGGGGGCGGCTGTATGATCAAGATCTCCTTCGAAGCTCCGCTGTCGCTTGAGGCGCTCGCCTTCCTCTCGGCCGAGACGGGCGTCGATTTCATGCGCCACGACACCTCGCGCTGGCTGTGCGCCACCGGCCGCAATGCGGACGAGATCGTCGGGGTGTGCTGCTTCGAGCCCTATCACTGGTTCGACTGGCACTACACCGCGGCGGTCACCGATCCGCGCTGCGTCACAAGGCGGCTGCTTCAGGCGCTGTTCACGGCAGTTTTTAGCCAGGCTGTCCGCGTCTCCGCGCTGATCGAGCCCGGCAATGAGCGGGCGATCAAGAACGCTGTGGCGCTCGGCTTTCGCTACGAAGGCTATGGCCGCCTCATGGTCGAGGGCCGCCGCGATGCGCTGATCTACGGCATGCTGCGCGAGGATTGCCGCTACCTGCCTCTCACCGCCTTCCTCAAGCCTGTCGATAGGCTTGAGGCCACCGGAGCATCTCTCGATGGCTAGCAGCCCGAAAAGCCCTGACCCCTATAAGCAGGCGAGTGCCGACCAGAAGGCGCAGTCAACCGCTGCCCAGCAGTCTGCGATTATAAACAATCCGAATGAGTCGAACTATTACGGCAGTCAGAACTATTCGATTGCCGGGTGGGAGAAGACGCAAGGCGCGGACGGCAAGTGGCAGTACACGCCGCGCTACAACAAGACCACGACGCTGTCGCCGGCCGAGCAGCGGATCGCCGAGCAGGATAGCGCCACCCGCTACAATCTCGGCGCCACCGCAGCCAATCAGTCGGGCAAGCTCGACGCCTATCTCTCCGAGCGCATCGACCCGTCGAAATGGCAGGCGTGGCAGATGGCGGCGGCACCCGGCGAGGTCCGCCAGGACCAGGGCCCGACCGACCGCGCCGCGATCGAGCGGGCGATGGGGGAGAGCTACCACCGGCAGGCCGATCCGCAGTTTAAGGCGCAGGACACGCAGCTCGCGCTGCGCGGGCTGAACCCCGGCTCGCAGGGTTACGGCAGCTTCCAGCAGGGCCGCGAGGACGCCATGGGCGAGGCCGCGCGCCAGGGATATCTGGCCTCCGGCGCTGAGAGCCGCAACGCCCAGGGCGCTTATAATGACGCGGCGCGGATGCGCTATGAGCTCGGCGCCGATTGGGCCAATCAAGCCAACACGCTTAGGCAGGCGCAGGCCCAGGAAGCCGGCTGGCTCCGCAATCAGCCCATCAACGAGATCATGGCGTTGATGGGCGGAAGCCAAGTCAATATGCCCCAATTTTCGAGCTTCTCGCGGCAAGGCATCGGCGCCGCCTCGCCCGGGCAGTATGTGTCGCAGAACTATCAAACCAAATCTGCCGAGGCGAGCGCGTTCAACAAGGGCTTGTTCGGCCTCGCGGGCGCGGGGCTTGGTGCCTGGGCAGGGCGGTCCGATCGGCGGTTGAAGGAAGACATCGTTCCGCTCGGTCACGAGCTGGCCGGCGCCCCGCTCTACGCTTTCCGTTACATCGACCGGCCTGGGCTACAGACCGGCGTCATGGCCGATGAGGTCCGCGAGCTGCACCCCGATGCGGTGCATGTCGGCGCTGACGGCTTCGATGCGGTCGATTACGCAATGCTTCTAAGGAGGGCCTGATGGGCAGCACACCAAGGTCTGACGGCAGCCAGCAAGCGGCGGCAGCCGTGCAGCAGCCCGGCGCGACACAGCAGCCGACACAAACATCCTGGGGGCGCGATGAACTGGCGGCGATGATGGGGCAGCCGCAGCAGGCGCAAAGTTCGCTTGCGGCGAAAATACAGGCGGAGACGATGGCGCGCGCAATGAGCAGGGGATACGGCGCCCAGGGCACCTATGCCGGCATGGGTGGCGGCGCCAGCTATACCGGCGGCATGCCGATGCGGAGGTAGCCTGAATGGCGCTTCAGTACTCCCTCTACGGCGGTGCGACCCGGCCTGATGCGATCAGCGGGCTCAACCCGCGGCTCGCCGCTGCGCTTGAGAGGCTCTATGCGGAAGCGCCGCCGGAGGTGCAGCGCGAGCTGGGGCTCAACTCGGCCTACCGTTCGAAGGAGGTCCAGCAGGCGCTGTGGGACAAGTCCGACAAGACCGGCCGCACGGTCGCGGCGCCGGGCAAGTCCAGGCACAATTCTGGCGAGGCAGTCGATCTGTTCGGCTTTGGGCTGAAGGGCGGCGGCCAAGTCAGTCAGGCGACCAAGGACTGGGTCGGCGCCAATCTCGGCAAATATGGCCTCGTCCGCCCCATGGATTATGAACCCTGGCACCTTCAGCTTGCGGATGCAGGCAAGGCGCCGCAGCAGGGGCCCCAGGCGGGCTGGACCCCCGAGCAGATCCAGAAGGCATTTCTGGACACGATCGCCGGGCCGGAGAGCGGCGGCGCCTACGACATCATGTATGGCGGCAACAAGTTTACCGACTTCTCCCGCCACCCGCACACGCCGCAGACCGCAGGCGGCATCACCTCGGATGTCGCCGGCCGCTACCAGTTCAAGGGCTCGACCTGGGACGAGCTGCAAGGCAAGTACGGCTACAAAGACTTCAGCCAAGCCAATCAGGATGCGGCTGCGTGGCAGTATGCCCGGGACATCTACAAGCAGAAGTCCGGCGGCGATCTGGTCGAGGCGCTGCAATCCGGCGACCCCGCCCGCATCAATGCCGCCAGCCAAGTGCTCAACCAGACGTGGACCAGCCTCCCCGGCGGCAAGGAGCAGAGCAAAGGCTACGGCAACAAGACCTTTTACGATGTCTATTCCGGCCACCTTGGCCCGGGTGGCGTTGCGCCTGCGATCGATACCAGCGGCGCCGGAGCTACCGTTGCCGCCGCTACAGGCAATCAGTTCGCGCTGCCGCAGACCGCGAAGGAGCGGCCGAAAAACTTCCTGCAAAGGTTCGCCGAAAATATTCAGGACGTTGCCGCCGCCCCAGATGCGCCGCGGCCCCAGGTGGCCATGCAGCCGCCGCCCGTCGCGGCGATCACCGCCGATAAGCCGGTCGCCCCGGTGGCCGCGATCGGCAGCCAGGATCCCGCCCGCCGGCAGCAGCTCGCCCAGCTCCTGGCGCAGCTCAATTCAGGAAAGTTGACGCTCTGATGGGTACATTTCCCGAAGATCCCTGGGCCGGCAAGCGCGCGGTGACCCCGCGCGGGCCGCGCGTCATCAAGACCTCGGCCGACGATCCGGCGGCCCAGCCTGGCGGCGGCATGACCTTGGACGCGCTGATGCTGCGGCAGAAGGAGCTCGCCGGGAATAAGGCGGCGATGCCGGCGACCATGGGCACGCCGATGGAGGGGGTCTTCTACGCCCTACAGAAGGGCCTGGAGGGCTATCAGCAGGGCAAGGCCGAGCGGGATGTCTCGACCGGCCAGCAGGCTGTAGGCAACGCGCTGTCCTCGCTGGGGCCCAATGGCGAGCTGACGCCCGAGGGCAAGGCCGCGCTGAGCCAATACGATCCCGACATGTTCCTGAAGCTGTGGGCACTGGAGCAGCAGAAAGCCAAGGTCGAGCAGTGGACGCCGATCCCGACGCCGCCCGGTGAGAACGGCCAGTGGTTCCGCAACCAGAACGGCGACGAGAAGAAGGTCGGCGGCGGAAGTCCAGGCGAGGGCAGCGTCAAGCCGACCGACATCTCGACGTGGCGGGGGCAGGTGCTTTCCGACGAAACCTACGTCAACGCTCGCAAGGTGGTGCCGACCTACAACACCATGCTCGCGGCCGCCAACGACAACACCGGGCCGAACGGCAAGCCCGGCAAGATCTCCGATCTCGCCTTGGTCTACGGCATGGCGACCATGCTCGACCCGGGCTCGGTGGTGAAGGAGGGCGAGCAGATCATGGTCCGCAACGCCCAGAACCTGCCCGACTGGCTGCTCGGCAAGATCAACGGCATCAACGGTGGCCAGGAGATCGGCGACGACACCCGCATACAAATCATGTCGCTGGCGCACGAGAAGGCGAGCGGCACGCTCAGCGCCTACGAGCAATTCGCCAAGGGCATGCGCGAGAGCGCCGCCCGCAACGGCTTCAACCCTGACGACATCGTGCCGAACCTCGGCACGGTCCAGCCATGGACGGGGCGCCAGCAGGAGGGCGAGAAGCCGCCGAAGCCTTTCGACCAGATGAGCAATGAAGAGCTGAAAGCCTGGATCGCGGCTCACCCTAACAGCGCGGGAGGAAGCTGATGCCCCCAACCCTCCTAGAACAGGCACAGGCGGAGCTGGCGAGGCGGCAGGCTGCCGGCGGGACTGGGACGCCCGCCGCGGCTCCGACCGCACCAGCGGCCCCGGCAGCGGGCACCGATCAGCAGCCGCCGCCGATACCGGAAGAGCTGCTGCATTCGACGCGCTCCCCCCAGGACCAAGCCCTGGCCGAGATGGCGAGGCGGCAGCAGGAGGTCCACCCGTTCAAGGCGCTCTCCACCGGCCTGCGCAATGCCGGCGAAAGCCTCGCCGGGGCCGGCGCCGACCTGACCGAGGCCGAAATCCCGCTGGTCATCAAGCTCATGAAGATGATGGGTGCCGACGACCAAACCATCCAGTCGGCCACGGAATATCTGTCGGGTGGCCCCGCGCTTAGCTCGATGAACACCGAGGCCGTCAAGAGCTACACCGATGCGGCGGTGAACAAGGTGCTGCCCGAGGAGCAGGCGGCGGCGGTGAAGGACTTCACCCGCCACGAGGCGCAGAACACCGCCGAGCGGCGGTTCCAGACGGCCGGCGAGTTCATCCCGATGATCGCTGCCCCTGAGACGGCGCTGTCGAAGCTCCCCGGCAAGATCATCACGAAGACCGCCCCCCGCCTTGTCGAGGCAACGCCGGGCGTCGTCAAAAGCCTCGGCACGGCCGCCACCAAGGTGGCGGTGCCTGCGACGGTCACCGAGGGAGCTGGAGAGGCTGCGCATGCGGCCGGCGCCTCGCCAGCGGTCGAGAATGCGGTGCGGATTGTCGCCGGCTTCCTCTCCAGCGGTGGGATCGAGCAGGGCGTCAAGATGAGGCTAGACCGCGAGGTCAAGGCGATTGTCGATGCCGGCCCCGCGGCGATCAAGTCGGTGTTCGACAATCTCACGGCGCAGCACATGTCGGCCGAGCAGGCCGCCGCCAAGATGCGCGAGATGGGCCTGCCGGGCGTTGATGCGATGCTCTTGGACACCGGCACCAATACCGTACAGCAGGCGCAGAATATCCACGCGCAAGGCGGCCCTGGCCGGGCGATCATCGAGGAGCCGCTGAGGGCGCGCGACCCCAAGATCAACGAGGGCTTGGAGACAAAAGCAGAGGGGGTGGTCGGGCCGCGCAAGCAGCCGAGCGTGGTTGAGCAGGCGCTTCAGGAGAAGCTCGATGAGGCCACCCGCCAGCAGTCGGCCTCGCACGTCAATCAGGTTCAGGATGTCGATCTCCAGGGCATGGCGCACGAGATCGACGCGCGGATCGCCAATGAGAAAGACCCCGGCCTGATCAGTAAGCTCCAGACCGTGCGCAAGCTGCTCGACGCACCGGAGGCCAGGGGCGGCGGGCTGGAGACGACCTCGGCCCAGGCGCTCAAGGTCCGTCAGGCGATCAAGGGTATGATCTGGGACGCCAAGGGCCAGATCCGCGATATCAACGACACCGAGCTGGGCGCGCTCAAGGAACTCTACGCCAGGACCAACAAGGCGATTGAGCCGGCCAATCCGTCGCTGCGCGCGGCCGATGCCGGCATCGAGCAGGTGAAGAAGGAGGGGGAAGCCTTCGTTGAGGGACAGAAGGTCTACCAGAACAAGCCGGCGCACGAGGGCGGCATCACCGAGGTCGAGTTCAAGCAGAACTTTGACAAGATGACGCCCGGCGAGCAGCAGGCGCTGATGGATGGCGTCAACGTCGAGACGTGGCGGCAGCTCGGCATCAACGCCAACAACTTGGTCAAGCTGAAGGATCTCGTCAAAGGCGACGGCAAGTGGAACCACCAGAAGCTGGCCGGGATCTATGGCGAAGAAAAAGTCCAGGGGATGATGGATGCGCTTGAGAACGCCAAGCAGCTCCGCGAGAACACCCGGGAAATCGTCCACGGCTCCAAGACCGCATCAGCGACCGCAATGCGCGACAAGAAGGGCACGCGCAGCGCCGGTCAGGCGATCTCTGACGCGGTGCCAGAGGTGGCGGGAGCCGCGGCCATCGATGTCCTAAGCGGCAGCGGCGGCGCCGTCACGACGGCAGCGGCGCTCAACAATGTGAAACGCTTCATCGTGGAAAAGCTGGCCGGCGGCGAGATCGCCGATCCGGCGCTCTCCGATCAGGCGGCGCGGGTGCTGAAGATGAACGACCCCGACAAGGTCATGGAGCTGGGAAAGATTCTGGCGACCAGGGAGCAGCTTGGGGGCGGCGTCAAGAGCCCGGTGCTGGCGGCGCTGCTGGCACGCCAGACCGATGTCTCGGACAGGAAGGAAAAGCGTTAGCGGCGACGCTTGGCGCCCACTTCGAGCATGATCAACAGGACGTAGATGCCAAGGACGGCAATGAGGTTGGGGACGGTGAACAGTTCAGACACGGCAGTGCTCCAGAGGGTTTGGGAGCCCGGTATATAGTGGTTAACGTAGTGGATGACAACCCCTAATGGCCTCGATCCAATCCAGCACTGATCCCCGCATCGCCCAGCCGGCGATGTCGCTGCGCGATCGGCTGGCGGGATATCTTCAAAACGCCACCAGCTATCTGCCGGCCTCGATGCAGAGCTATCCCGACATTCCGCAGATGGGCGTCAAGCAAGGCACGCTGGCCAAGGATCTGATGACCCCGGTCGAGAATGCCCCGGTCGTCGGTCAGGCGCTGGCGGCCGAGGATGTCGGCGCAGCTCGGCAGCGGGGGGACTGGCTCAGCATGGGGGCGGCGGCGCTCGGGCTGATGCCGGGCGGCGGGGCCGAGAAGCATGCCGCTAAGGAAGCGGTGGAGGCCGGTCGCGACACGCTGGCCAGGATCAGGGCCTATCACGGCAGCCCGCACGATTTCGACAAGTTTGACCTCTCCAAGATCGGCACCGGCGAGGGCGCGCAAGCTTACGGCCACGGGCTGTACTTTGCTGAGAATGAGAAGGTGGCGAAGGATTATCGCGATACGCTCAGTGATAAAGGCTGGGATGCGACTGTAACGTACAAGGGAGAACCGCTCGTTGCAGGTCATGCCGATGACGACTATGCGGAACTCGCCAAGCATGCCGTCGCGAGCAGGGTGCAAGGTGGGGAAGATCCTCGCGGGGCCATAATCACGGAGTCAGGCGAGTGGGGGCGGTCTGGAACTGAGCGCGGGCGGCGTATAGCCGCCGAGGTAGCGAAGCTAGATCCTGCCGATTTCGTTCGCAGTAAAAACAACTCTGGCCACCTCTACGAGGTCGACATCAACGCCGATCCCGAGCACTTCCTCGATTGGGATAAGCCGCTGAGCGAGCAGAGCGAACACGTTAAGCGCGGTATCGGTATGGATAAGCTGCCGCAGAAGCCGTCTCCTGAAGAGACAACGGCTCTTTTCAAACTCGCCCGTGAGCGCGGCGTTCCAGCCCATACGATGCCGGAATACAAGGCGCTTGAGGCGCGTATGGATAGTGCTACAGGGGATGCTTGGGGTGCGCTTGGCATCCCTCCTCCCAATGTGAGCATGCGGCCGGAAGAATTGCCCGGTTCGCTTTACTACCAAGGACTGGCAACGGGTGATGCAGGTGTAACGCATTTGAGCGCCGGGGCTCCCGGGAGCCCCGAGGTTTCAGGCTCTCTTCAATCGCGAGGTATCCCCGGCATCAAATACCTCGACCAGGGATCGCGCGCCAACGTCGATACCAATGAAATTCGCGGCTCTCTAAGCATGTGGCAGGCGGCGCTCAAGAAGACGCCGAATGATCCCTACGCTCAGCAACAGGTGGCCGATCTAACGGCTAAGCTTGCTCAGGCTGAAAAGGGCGGCACTCGCAACTACGTGGTCTTTGACGACAAGCTGATCTCCATCGTGAAGAAGAACGGCATCGCTGCCGCACTGGCCGCCGGGCTGATCACCGAGAGCCAAGCGGCAGAGCTGCGCGAGCAGGGATATGACGAGTGACCGGCAGGGCACGAGCCGGCTGAGAAGAGGGAGAACTGAGATGTATGCCACGGCCGGCATTGATATGATCGCAGCAGGAGAGCGCGCCAACGCTCTGCCTGCCACTTCCCGACGCCAACCTTTCACGGAGGTCAACATGGGCGCCCCCAGGGGTATTCGAAACGGCAAGCACCGTCACGGCCACAATGGCGCTGACGGGCAGTCCCCGACCTACAAGTCGTGGGACAACATGATCTCGCGATGTATGCGGCAGAGCCATGGCAGCTACTGGCAATATGGCGGCCAAGGCATCACCGTTTGCGAGCGATGGCTGACCTTCGCCAACTTCCTTGTCGATATGGGCGAGCGTCCTCCAGGGA